GACCCGATGATTTCCGTGATGAGCGGAAGGTAGAACCCTGCTTGCCGGTGGTAGCCAAAGGAGAAGCACGCGCGCTCGAAGTTTCGGAAGGCGTCGGCGTCCAGCGACTCGACGGTCTTGAGGTCCGCGACGTAGGGTCGCCCGCCGCTCAACTCGCAGCCCGCCTTGTTGAACCAATCGGTGCGGCATTGCAGGTCCATCCCTTTGTCTGGCTGCACGCGCCAGCTCAACTCCGGTAGGCCAGCGGCGAGGAGCTGCGACGCGAGCGGGTGGTGTTGCACCGCTGCGTTCATCTCTCGCACCGACCCCGCCTCGTCTTGCGTGATGATCGTCTTGCCCGCGTTCGCAGCCTCAAACTCCGCAAACGCAATCTTGCCGTCCTTCGTGCGTCGGTCGATGCCCTCCGGTCGCAGCGCGTAGCGGTCCCAGAACGTCGCGGGCTCAAGCACCGCGCAGTGCGCGGCAGAGCCGAGGCGAAACGCTTCAGTGGTATCCGGTCGCGCCACGGTCTTCGCGACGAACCGGCGATAATAGGAGATGGGGCGGCGGCGGAACAGCTCCAGCTTGCTGTGCGAGATCGCTTCGTTCGCGTGATACTGCTCGTTGGTTTCGATGTTCATTTGGGTTCCTCTCCTTTTTTGTAGACCGTGAGCGACGAGCCGACTGCTGCGTATGGGTCCCATAGCCCCTGCTTCCTGAGCCTCTCGGCCATGTGAGACTGTGTGATCTGCGCCCCAGCTTCAAATGCCTCCAGTCGCCCCTTCCTTGTTCTGCTTTTTCGCTTCGTGGTTTTTGCGACAAATCGAATTTGTTTCGTGTTCATTTCGCGTCCTCCTTGCGCTCGCGCGCGGCGAGCATGGCGTCGGCTTCCATGTAAGCTAGTTCAGCCAACTGTGCTGGAGGCATATTAAAATTAGGGTCAGCTAGTGCACCTGCCAGCGCCTGCCCCGCAAAGTAATCGCGCAGCGTCATGCCCTCGCTGACATACATGACTGGAAACGCCGCCCCTCCGTCGTTGCTTGGAGTCTTCATTTCGCATCCTCCACAAGCCCGAGCTTCGATTGCAACGGGTCCACCATGGCCTCGGTCTCGTACTTGTATCGCACGCTCCAGCCGATCTTCACGACGACCTTCGTCGCGAGTGAGAGCGCGTCCCACTCGACCGAGAACGTCGCCTTGGCCTTCGGCTCCGACTGCGATTCGTCCTCGATGAAGCTCTCCTCGGCAGCGCGATCGATTGCGACGAAGTGCGTTTCGAGCAGCGAGCGAAATTGCTCCGTCGCGTTAGTGATCACCGCAGCGTTCTTGATTTCCCCGGCGTTCATGCGGCGCCTCCTTGCGTCAGCGCGGCAGTCAATCCGCTGCTGACCTTTTCCGAGAGCGGCGTGACGTTGCGCTCCTCGGGATAGTCGCGGACCTCCTCGGCGGTTCGGAGTCCTTTGAGCACGTCGCCGAATACGTCGCGAAGCACGAAGCCACGCGCGCGGAATTTCAGCATCCTGCGCGGGTAGTCGGTCCACGGTCCCGACTTGCCCCAGAGCTTCGCGGCCTTCGCGTCGGCCACCGTGAATGTCTCGGAGCCCTTCGAGCCATCGCGGCGTGTAGCGGTTACCTTGATACCAAACGAATCCTTGCCGGCCTCGCCCACCTCCTCCTCGTTGAAGCTTTCGAGGAGACCGCTGGCGCGCACCAAGGCGAGCGCGGCGTCGCCGTAGATCGCGGGGCGACCGTTGATCACCGCGATGTTTTGCAGAGCGGCCATCGGAGTGATGCCCAGCTCCGCGCCGAGCTGGATTGCGACGAGGACCGCCTCCGGTTTCTCCATGCCGCGCGGCGCGAAGCCTGACGCGACGATCGCGTTTGCAAACCGGAACGCGTCCTCGAGGCTCGCTAGCTTCACGCCCTGCGAGCCGTAGTTTATGAGAGGCTTTGGGGCTGGGGTCGTGATGCTCTTCGGCGTCTCGACCACGGCGGTTGATGTGACTGTCTGTGTGTTTTCTGCTGTGTTCATTTTTTACGAATCGCTGACTGTTGTTGTGTTGTTTTGCTAGCCCGTCGCGGTTGTGTTTCCGCGACGGGCTTTTTGCTTTCAGAATGGGACGTGTTCCTCGTTGACCGAGGGAGCGGTAGGAACTGCGGCACTCGGTAGAGTCCCGCGCTTTTGGTGGATGATCGTCCGCGCCGCGTTGCGCAGAAGCACGTCCTCGGCGCGAGGCGGGAACGGTTTGCCGTTGTTGCCGAGCCTTGGCTCTGGCTCCTGCGCATACCATGCCACTGAGCGGTCGCCCAGCGACGAGAGCGCCACGCCCTTGTTCTTGCCGAAGTGCACTTGGACGTTGCCTGCGTCGGCAATGATTTCGGTGGGCATCGGCACCTCGTCGGAGCGAGGAGAGGCAGGCTTTGCAGCCGGTGCTCCGGATGCGAACGGGCGCGCTTCGAGAGCTTCGCGGATGCGGATAAGCTCCGCGTGGATGAGTTCAAGATTCATGGCGTGGATTTGCGTTGGTTGAGGAGATGACGAAACTCGGCGTGAGTGACGTATTGCTTTCGGATGTCCGGCGTGTTGCCAATGATCTTAGAGACCGCGCCTGCGGTCAGTTGCAACTCATGCGCAATTTCCTTCGGCGAGAATCCTTCGAGCACGCGGCGAATTACGAGCGGCACCAGCGGTGATGCGGGTCGGCTCATGGCGCGGCCTCCACGAGCTTCAGCCCGAGCTTCGCGGCAGCGTCTTGCAATTGCAGGAGCTCGCGCGCCTTCTCGTCGCCCTGTGCGGTGATCTGCGCGCGGGTGATGTCCATCGCTCCTTCCAGCGTATCGGCCTGCGCGCACTCCCAGCGCCACGCACCGCGGTTCAATATGTCGCCGAATGTTATCTGGTAATCCCAGCTTTCTTTGATCGCGTTCGGTTTGATTGTCACTCGTCGCGAAATCGCGATTTCCGCTTTGCAGCTCGTCATGGTCCGCAGGTCTTTCGCGGCCCAGAGCATTTCGTTTTCCGTGTCGTAATTGTCTTGGTTCATTGTCGTGTTGTTTTGTGTTTTTGTCGCTGAGTTGTGACCGCGTATTTTCGCACGCCCACGGTCGGGCTCGTTGGCCTTGGTGTTCGGGTGGCTCCGAAATTTATTTGGTGGCGCAATCCTCGACGTAGTCCGCCGCTTCCTCTAGCGTCATCTCGCGCAGTCCGTGAGACAGCGTGTCGAGGATGTCCGCGAACGCCTGCTCGTTGTGTTGCACCGCGTGAGGCGCTGATCCGCACGCCCACTGCACGGGCTCGCATTGGCAGTCCGTGCCCGCCCAGAGTTTACCAACGGGAGCCACGAGCTGGATGACTCTCATGTCGCGATAGCCGCAATCCTCCTCGACGGTTGCGCCTGCTTTGGCGACCGCACGTTTGATGTCGTTGAGGGTTTTCATTTGGTGAGCCTCGCGACCTTGTCGCCGTATGCCACCGTCGCGGGCTTGCTCGCCCCGCGCGGACCGCCGTTGTGCACGCGCGCCAGCGTGACCACGTCCCCCGCCGCCCACGCTGCGGGAGCGTAGCGTTGAAGGTAGGCTGATACCACGCGCTTGCTGTAGTCCAAGTCGGCGCAGCGGGAGTAGTCCCCGCCGACTCGTGCGTCGGCGTGATAGGCTTTGTGGATTTGCAAAGGCCCCAGCGCCTTGCCGCCGTCGCCGAGGATTGGCCCGGTGCGACCCGAGGTCTCGACGATGTGGAGCGCCCGAAAGAACGAGGCGGGTGGCGCGGCTTGCGCGGTGGCGCAGAGGGCGAGGAGTAGGGTTAGGGTTTTCATTCCGCGAGCGCCTCCTCGATGTTGATTCCGTACTCCATCACCAGCGCCGCGAACTCGGCGTGATTCGTCACTTCCCAGACCGGCTCGCCGTTGGTCTCAAAGACCAGCTCATCGCAGACGCTGTAGAGCGTGATGCACCAATCTTGGCTTTCGGGGTGGTCAGGATGCCGGAAGGTGCCGAAGAAGTCGGCAAAGTTGCAATGCGCCGCAATGTATTCGTTTCGGATTCCGATGCTGCCAACGCTGTCGATTTGGATTTTCATTTTTGGGTTTTGGTTTCGGGGTTAATTCCCTTCGACGTGCACACTCAATCCGATCACCCCGCCTGCGTAAAGCTCAAATGCGTATTTTGTCCTGCTGCTTCCCTAAGCCGTTGCAGTTGCGCCAGTTAAAACGAATCAAATATTGACGATGGATTCGGAATCTAGGCAAAAGAAAGCCCGCGAAACGGTAAATCCGCTCGCGGGCTTGCGGTTGGCCTCAGCCCTCACCGCCGCATGGTGATGCGAGGAGAGCAAAATCGGCAGCGGTGGCAAGGCGTAATTTCGCGGCCCCTACTCGTATCCGCTGCGGTCATACGTCGAGCGCGTCGCGGTAGAAGTCAAATCCGCAATCGCTCGACAGGAACTGCTTCCGGTCGCGTTGCTCGGATGCGTGCGCGGTGACACACGCGGCTTTGAGCGTGATGTAGAGTTGCGCTACGATGTCCACGTCTGCGGCCTTGAGCGCGCTGCGGCTGAGGTGCTCCTCAAACGCTGGACCGAATAAACGGAACTTGCCGATGATCGGGACAAGCGGGGAGCGGCCGGCGTCGGATGCGGCCTTGTCCAGGTAGAGACTGATGATCGCGCTGGCCTCGGGAGTTTCCCCATCAGGCTCCCAGCGAAACGAGGTGATGACGTGATAGTCTCCGACGGCGCCGCTGCTGGTGGTGAATGATTTTCGTAGGGCCATAAGTGTGCGTGGTTAAGTGTACTCAGCCAGCTCGCCAGTGATTTCCATGTTGGTCCATGCCGGAACATTGCTGCCGTCTGCCATCGTGATCCGTAGCTCTGCCACCGTGGAGCTGCTGCTGTCGTAATCGTAGCGGATGAGCATCCCGCCTTGGTCCGCTGACTGAAACCATCCCACATCGGGAGCGGCGGAGAATCCCGAGTTGCTAATGTCCAGAGAATAGGTCTCGGACGCAGCACCACCGGTCAGGTTGATCTGCTTGTAAACCGGCTGACGCGCGACGACTTTCCTTTGCAGCGAGCCTGCGCCTTGAGTGATGCCGGTGGTGGTCACGTTCGACGGTTCCTGCAAAGCCATGCCCGCCGCTCCAACGATTGCAGTAGGCAAAATGTTTCCTATCCGAAGCCACGCAGATGCGACGCCGCTTCGGCTTACCGTTCGCACGCGAGCAAATCCGTCAGGAGCAGGCGATGCCGAGTAACAATCGAAAAAGGTTACAAGGAGCTTTGCGGTCGTAGAAGCATCAGGGAAGCTCGTGGTTGAAACGCTCCAAGTGTAATTCGTGGCGGCATCAGAATCGGTCAGAGTCGATTTCAGTTCGTAGTAAGCCAAATCCTTGTCGGCAACCGGAGCCCATGTAATGCGCGCACCATAAAAGAAGCTTGTCGCGTCGTATCGCTTTGCTGGACACGCTGCGGAGATTGCGCCTGATGTTGGAACTGTTGGAGCCGTCGTGTTGACCGGCGCAAGCGCATCCGTCCCCGTGACCACGCGCACCGTTGAGCCGATGCCGAACGCCGAAAACGCTTGCACGGCGATGGTGTAGTATTCTCCAGGCGTCAGGTCGTCGATAATCGCGTCGATTGAGCCCGCCGTGTATTGTCCGGCAATCAGGTAATTCGTTCCGCTCTGGAGCTTGTAGAGCAGATTGAGCACGACCCCGAGCGTTGGCATCGCAGGAAGCGACACGGCAAGCCGAGTCAAAGTCGTGCCGTCGTCCGACAAGTATGCGCCGGGTTGCGTGCCGCTCATGGAAAACGCTGCTGGAGTGTCCGGAGGCGTCGAGTCTGTCGCGGATGCGGCAACGGCGGATGGCGTGGCCTGCACGTAGTTAGTGAAGTTCGACACGTTCTCGACCGTGTCGTAAGCGTTCAGCCAATAATAATACGTCGTCCCGATCGTGACATCGGTGTCTACGAATCGCGACGCGCGGACTTCGGCGATTTTGTTTGTGTTGGCGTTCGCTGGTGTGACCGCCGTGGTGTTTCTGTAAATGCCATACTCCGAAAAGTCGGGCTCGGTGTTGTCGTTCCAGTCGAGCGAAACGGCGCGGCCCGTGCCGACTGCGGCGGCGAGACCGGTGGGCGTTACGGGCGCGGTCGTGTCCTTGACCGGCGTGGTCGTGGATACGTCCGTGTAAGTCGATGACGTGTTGAAGAAGCTCTGCGCGTAGAGCCGCACGTTGTAGCTCGTGCCGATTCGCACGTCGCTGGAAATGAAGTCCAGC